CTGGAAATTTACGGCTCAGGAGTGGACTGATAGGGAAATTAAAAACTATCAGCAGATTCCTAAGTATGTGATCTACCACAATCAGAATTTCCCTGAGTACAAGATTACTCATGCTGCTGTAGTTAATCTGTTCACTCGCGCAACTAGCCGTGACAATCGACTTTTTGTCTTCAAGTGGCTTGATCTGAGTGCGAAGAAACTCGAGTCTGTCGAGGAAGAAAATAAACTGCTTGTGGGCAAGACCGCATTGATGAAGGAAGTTTTCGAGTTAGGACTTCCAGGTGTGCGACCCGTGAGGACCGCGGATCACTTCCAATGCAAGATGTGCATCTTTGGTGACGATGTTTGTCCACGACTTGCTGAAGGTAAATCAATCGAAAATTACATTAAGCTTAATTACGAAAAGAATACTTATTTCGACGAAACTTACGGAGACGAGGAAAAAAATGGATCAGAAACTTCTTAAGGCTCTTGAGACAGAAGGAAAACCTAAGCCTCTTGCTTCTACGAAACGTTATTACAAAGGCTTTCTCTACGGAGAGTATGGAGTTGGAAAAACAAAGCTTTGCGGTGACTTGGTACAGAAGAAAGGTTTGTGCATTGCGACTGACACTGGCCCGGAGACTTTCTTCAACCACCCAGAACTTCTAGACAAGATTGACATTGTCGAGTACCAGGGTTTAAGCCACATTACTGCTATCGCTAGTGCAATTGCAGAAGGGGCTACAGTAGGTGAGACCGATTACAGTGAATATGACTTAGTTTGGGTTGACACTGTTAGTCAGGTACAAGAAGAATATCTCGACTTCCTTAACGATAACTTCACCTACACTGGTAACTATCGTGAGAAGGCTATGCCGCGTGATCCTAGGTCTGGTCTTACTGTTCAGGAAGTCATTGGACAGCCAGATTACCATTTGACTCGTAACCACATGAGACACCCTATCAAATCCTTGATTAAGGCGCCGGTTGATGTTATATTCACTGCACACCTTCGGGAGCCCTCGCCGATTGAACAAGGAAAAGGTAAGATTACTAAACGACCTACTCTTACTGAGACAGTCTTTAAATTAATCGCCCGCGAGGCTACCTGGATGGGGTTGATGGAAAGGGAAGGAACTAAACGAACAATTCAATTTGAAACTACAAAGAAATCAGTAGCAAAAAGTAGAATCGCAGAACTAGACAACAAAGTAATTAATGCAGACGCTCTACCGAACATTCTGCATGAATGGAAACGAAAGAATTCAGGAGAATAAAAATGGGACTTTTTGGTGAGCAGGACGCTTCACAGGTTAACGCCGATCCGTTCTTCATCCCGGAGGACATTTACCGTAGTGTCCTTACGGATATGACTCTTCGACAGACTCAGGCCGGTGGCTACGGTCTTTCGATGAACTGGACTGTGGACGATGAAGATTCGGAATACTACCAGACTGGTATTTCGGATTGGATTAACATCTACTTCCATGACGAGGATGCTAAGGATTCTGCTACGCTTCGTCGTGCGCGGGCTACTCTTAAGCAGCGTCTGACGGAGATCGGTCTTTCTGAGGCTCAGATGAATGAACTTGTTGACGATTCTGGTGACGAGCCGGTTCTCAACGATGACATTGTTGACGAGTTTATCGGAACGGTTCGCCTTGTTCAGGTTGTCAACTCGCGCGACAAGAATGACCCGGAGAAGGTCTACACGAACATTCGTAAGATTAGTGCTCTTAGCGAGGACTGATTAAAAGTGGTGCCTACGCGGAAGTAGGACAAATGTCGTGAATGCGAAACAGCCACTAAAATAACTAAATACAAGGCTACAGAGCGAGCCACCCATCTATTTTATTCATTCATTGCTTGACTCGTACTGATTGAATTCACTTTCGTTCTGTAGCCGAAGCCCCATAGTGTAACTGGCAGCACGCGATACTTTGGTTTTCGTAGTTGAGGTTCGAATCCTTGTGGGGCTGCTTGATCCGGCGCCTTTAGATTCTATATGAATCCCGGATCAGAGTAAAGTGGCTACAGGAGCGCAACTAATAGGAATAACGAAATCACAGGCTTTCGCCTATTAGTCCTGTAGCCTACCTCTAGCCCTAGTACTCCAATGGCAGAGAGAAGCGACTTAAAATCGTTCCAGTGTGGGTTCGAGTCCCACTTAGGGCACTTTCTAGGAGGTAAGGTAAATGGAAGAAGCAATTAAGAAATTAGATAATTGGCTTAATTCAGGTCGTTGGGAAGGCGAGCCGAACGAAGTAAGAGTTCTGCTTAGTTCTTCTAAAATAGAAGATGATGTTACCTTAGGCGATTTGAAAAGTATTGTTAGCGACTTCCATGCGATGCGAGAGCATATCTCCAATTTGTGAGTACGGCACAGAGAGAGTAATTGGGTACGTACAGTGTCAGAAAAACCAGCACTTGGATTATCACGCAGCAGAGATTTTAATTCAGCCAGAAGAGCATCACAGAGATTACAGTCTACCAAGAGTAACAATCTGGAAAACATGGAGGTAAAGGAAATGGCACAAGACTATGGTAATGAAGTTATGAAGGCAAGTGAAAGCCCCATCAATCCTTTTGACGGATTAGCAAGACTTGAGCTTACAATTGATTCTATGTACGACACTCTTGCTCCTGTTTTAAAGGCTCCTGACACTGACTCCCCTCATGCTCCGTTTATGAAGAAGGAAGATCGAAGCGAAATTAATAATAACTATAGGGAGCTTAACTTCCGAATTCATGAAGCAACCAATCGTCTGAAAGAACTTACTGAACGAATCGACATTTACTAGTAATTAAATTGAAAGGCTATCTGTAAATTGGATGGTCTTTCTACGGAACGTTAGCTCAGTTGGTAGAGCAGCGGACTTTTAATCCGCGGGTCCAGGGTTCAAGCCCCTGACGTTCCACTTTCTTTCTAGGGATGGATAGATGGGACCGTACGTTGCAGACTGCGGAGTTTCTGCATGAACTATTTGACGGCCTAGAAGGCTATGTCTACGCACCTACCAAGGAAGGTGAAGGCGAAGACGCGGAGTGGCTACAGAACTTTTTTAAATGGCCCGCGCAGGAGGAAAAACTCCTAGGTTTCATTGCAGAGAATGCCGAAACAAAAGACTGTTACGTAGCACCTGCAATCTTCAAGGCTCCATCTTCTAAGAAGAACTCTTTCAAAGAGACTAACTTTGTATGGATTGAGTTTGACGGAAACGCGCCGTCAATTCTCCCGTCGGGAATTCCTGACCCAACTATTAAGATTCAATCTTCTGTAGCCAAGCACGAGCATTGGTATTGGCGGCTACAGGAGTCCTCTGTTAACAAGAATGTAGTTGAGGGGCTTACTCAGAAGCTAGCCTACACTCTTGATGCAGATAAAAGTGATTGGGACGTTAATCAGGTTCTGCGAATTCCTGGAACTCGTCATCAAGAGTCTGGTCGCCGCGTAAAGGTACTTAGGTCTACAGGCCAAAAACACGCTATTGGTGATTTTCGCGGCCTTGTTACTAATATTCCTGCACCTGTAGCCGCGGGAGTCTATAAGGAAATTCCTGACCTTAAGGCTACTGTAGCCAAGTATACGTGGCCCGAAGAAGCTATTGATTTATTTTACAAAGAGTCGCAGCCGATAGGTTCTCGGTCTAGTGCAATGACTGCGCTCAGTTTTCATTGTGTAGAAATGGGTATGAGCGATGCTGAATGTTACGCAGTCCTTTTTGATGCAGACCAACGTTGGGGAAAATATCGAAGTCGCAGTCCAGAGGATCGGGCGAAACGACTTATTAGTATCATTAGCCATTGTCGATCGAAGAAGGAGTTGGAAGCAAACCTCGTTCTTACAGAACGTGATAGTTTCCTCAAGCTTGCCGATTTCCGAGCACTTGACCTCCGCGTTGACTGGCTGTATCAAGACTTTATCACAACACAAGGACTTGGAATCATTTCCGCTGCACCCGGCACTGGAAAGAGCACGCTCTCGCTTAGACTCGGATTTAACCTCATCTGTGGCAAACCATTCCTTAAATGGGATTTTGGAAATGTGCCTGCACAACGCGTTGGATTCCTTTCGCTAGAAATGGCAAGCAATGAGTTGAAGAAATTCATTGTAGATGACATGTGGCCGAGTCTTCCGTCAATCGAAGCCGCGCTAATTGATCAGAATTTTTTTCTGCTTCCTCTTGGTTACCAGATGCCATTGTGGACTAAGGAATCCCAGAAGTTCGTAACAGAAGAGATTCAGCGAAATGGAATTACATTCTTGATTATCGACTCACTCAAAGCAGCCACAAATCTTGATGAAAAGAACATGGACAAGTTTTTTGAGTGGATCAATAAGACTCTGCGTAGCGAACTTGGAATTACCGTTTGGTTGATTCACCACAATCGTAAGCCACAGAGTGATGGTAATGGTTCTAGGGCCCCTAAAGGACTTGAAGACTTCTACGGAGACACTTTTATCACCGCGCATCCGAGTACGGCTGTAGGTTTGCACCGTGTTAGCAAAGCAACACTTAAGTTTTATCCGTTCAAAGTAAGGCTTGCGGAAGAACTTGATCCGTTCTATATTGCTAGAGATAGAACCCTTGATTTCAAAGTAGTTACTGGTGAAGTAAAGGAAGAAGAGAATGCCGCTACAGGAACTGACTCCACTACAAGCACTAAGTTTTGACGAGCAACTTGATCTTTTTGCTTCTTGCAATTACGCGGCCATTGATACAGAGGGCTACAGCAGAAATGTTTATGGAATTTCTGTAGCAGCAAAGGGCTTGTTTAGTGGGTTGTACTTTCCTTTAGACCACATTGGTGAAAATCTTTCTGTAGCCCAAACTAAAAAGTTGTATTCAATTATTGAACGGCTCGATACCGCTGTTTTTCATAATGCGGCGCACGACCTCGAAGTTCTTGAGTCGATTGATTTGGAGTACAAAGGTTGGTTTCATGATACAATGCTTATGGCGCATTGGGTTAATGAAGAAGAGTTTTCTTATGATCTAGATAATCTGACTCGCGTGTATAAGGTGTCTCGTAAGCAGATGCCGAAGTCTATGAAGATGATTATTGATTCAGATGGTTGGCGAGCAGTTCCTCTTCGTTTAATGACTGCCTACTCGGGTCAAGACGCTTTCTCTACTCTTGAATTAGATGAGAAAATTACTGAGAAGTTTTGGACTCAATTCGATCGTGAACTTTGGGCTACAGAACAAAAGTTTATTCGTGAGAATATGATGCCTATGATGCGTCGTGGAATACGTATTGATACGGACTATGCTCTCACTGAGTACATGCGCGGCGATCAGATTATGAAGCAGTTGAAGGAAGAATTAGGTATTAATCCTTCTTCTTCTAAAGACTTGCAGAAGTTGTTTATTGAGGACCTTGGACTTCCTGTAGTCAAGCACACAAAAGCTTGTGAAAAGTGTTTCCCTAAGCAGAAGTTTATACGTAAGCAAGGCGTACATACTCATGATGCTAAGCCTTCTTTTGATAAAGAGGCTATGGAAAAGTACGATGTTTTGCTGGCTAACAATGAAGATCCGCGTGCTAAGCAAATTCTAACTTTCAAGGGTTGGCAGAAGACCTGCTCTAGTAACTACCTTCCTTACATGAAGTTAGTGGATGAGAATCATTATTTGCATCCTGGTTATAAACTTCATGGAACGCGTACAGGTCGTCTCTCATGTGCAGAGCCAAACCTTCAGCAGATTCCTAAGCATTCTGATAAGGATTGGAACGGCGGGTTGAAGCAAGTTTTCATTCCTACTGAAGGTTTCGACAATTGGACTGTAGACTACAGTCAGCTTCAATTCAGAATGACTGTTGCTTACGCAGTTGCTTTTGCTCGTGAGAATGGTTTTGAATGTTTTGCGGAAGAAGATCTTCTCGCAGCCTTCAATGATTTTGAGCGAGACGTCTTTACGGAAATGACAGGTTCATTGGCAATGAAACGTGACGATGTAAAGACTATGGTTTACTTGATTCTTTTCGGTGGTGGAGGACAGAGGGCTGCGGATGCATTCCGAATTTCTTTGGAAATGGGACAAAGTCGAGTTAATGATTTCTACGAGCAATTCCCAAACATCAAGCGTGTAAGTAAGAGTGCGGAGTCTAACGCTCGTAGGAATGGTCATGTACGCTACTGGACGGGCCGCAGACGGCATTTCGGCCACGGAGCGCCCTTCTACCGCGCCTTCAACGCCGTTATTCAAGGTGGAGAGGCAGAAATTATGAAGAGGGCTATGATCTATGCTACAGAAGAAATGGATGAATCAGAGGCTCGTTTCGTTCTTCAGATTCACGATGAACTTGTTCCCGAAATCAAAAAAGGAATGGAAGATAAGTACCTGCCCATTGTGCAAAACGCAATGGCAAGAGCAGGACAAGACTTCTCCGACTTTATTGGAGTAGACATTAAATTCAAAACCGATGTGAAACCTTGGGGTAAGAAATGACCGAAGAGCAAGAATTAAGGTTAGCAGCATTAGACCGTGCACTTACTTTTGTACGAGATAAGAAGTTTGCAGATATGCCTCCTAGTGGTGTAACCTTTAGTGGCTCACGTACTACGCATACTGAAGACGACGTTGTCAAAATTGCTAAGAAATTTGAAGGGTACCTTACCAAATGAGTATCGCTATTCCAGGAGCCTTAGAGCTTCAGTTCGTCGCTTCTGTTAATCAGACAGCCAGAATTTGTCACGAAATTTCTTTATCAAAAGGTTTTGGGGACGATCGTAGTTTTGGAGATATTATCTCCTTAATTCATTCGGAACTTAGTGAAGCCTTAGAAGAGTTTCGTAACGGGCACGAACCTACTGAGATTTATTTCAATGGGCAAAAGCCTGAGGGAATTCCAATCGAGTTGGCCGATGCGGTGATTCGTATTTTCCAGTATTGTGATACTGCTGGAATTGATCTCGGTACCGCAATTATCACTAAAATGGAATTCAATAAAACTCGTCCTTCTAAGCACGGCGGAAAGGTAATTTAATGGAGCCTCAGGGACCTACTGAAGAGCAGCGTGAAAAAATTCTTGAGTTGGTACACTCTATGCAAACAGGTGTACAGTTTGAAATTGCTCATGAAGAAGGAACAGTTGAAATCGATTTTGGGCCGAGTTCTTCTGCTTCTAATCGTAAGCATTTACGTGTAGGTGTAAACAATGCTCTGGTTGAGATTGGTGCTTTACGAAACACTCTCATTAAGTGTGGTGTTTTTGAAGAGCATATTTTCTGGAGTACTTATATCGAGGCTTTAGAAGAAGAAGTCAAGGGCTACGAAAAGAAACTGTCTGAGTTTATGGGCTCAGTGGTTCACCTACACTAATGACTATTAATCTTCTTGGAACTCAGCCCATTCACTATCTGGCAATTGACCCAGGTAGTTCTAGAACGGGTTGGGCTGCCGCAGGAGAAGATGGCACTGTTCTCGGGAACGGTGTCATTGTTGGAGAAGACGAATTCTTAGACTGGCTTGAAGAACAAGAGTTTAAAGTAGCTATTGTTGAAACTTATAGAAACCGTGGTAACCGTCACGATTCTTGGTCAAAAATGCCAGTCTCTCAGCACGTTGGTGCTATCAAAAGAATTCTTCGTAAGGCAAAAGCAGAAATCGTAGAGCAAGAGCCCAGCCCGGCTTTGGCTACAGGGCTAAGGTTTCTAGGCCGCGCAAACGAGTTTAAAGGTAAGCACGTACCTGACGAGATTTCGGCTACAGCCCATTTAGTTTTCTATCTTCGATTACACAGAATTGGAATTCACGGAGTAGGAGTAGCACGTGCCTCAAAAGACAGTCAAGGTGGGTAAGCGGCACATTAATAAGTTCGCTGCCTTGATGGAGCAGTTCGCTGCTCTGAATGGACAGGACGCCGTCGAGAATCTAGAAGCCGTTAAGTTACAGGAACTTTATTCGACTGAGGGGTTGATGCTTGAAGCCCACGCTGTTTATAATTTCTTCGAAGCGCGGGTTCAACCTTTTATTGAAAAGGACGAGAAGCCTTCAGATTTCGATCGTCGCTACAGGGAATGGCGTTTTAAGCGTTGTAAGGGATGCGGAGAAGTTTTTGCCTACGCCTGGGATTATGATTCTATTTCCTTCTGTAGCCTAGATTGTCTTGAGGCCGATTTAGAAAAAGTTGGAATTGTTTTCTCTCGTCACAAAGATCTTAAGCGACGCTGGGGGAAGAAGTACCCTGCAATTGTGCCTTCATCCGCTCTGCAAACACTACAAGAGCTTCATCCGAATTTAGAGGTAATTCCGCAGGAATTCGTTTCCGACCAGCCCAACGTTGCTTCTGACGCTGACGATCAGTTGGTGACTCCCCACCCCAGAAACCAAAGTTGATGGAAGGAAACTCCATACCCGCGAGTTTGCATTGTTGGATTACAGGGCAGTCAGAACAGTAAGCACGAATCTTTCTAGCAGTAGCAAGATTGGCCCCGTTCTTCACATGAGGAAAAAATGGGTCCTGGGCTTCGTCTCTGCGGCGTAGTAATAACAAAATATCTGGATCGTTACCGCATTTAGCGTCTCGATACCACATGGGTAGAGTCACGAGAGAGCCCCTTACTTCTAGTTATGCGACTAGAGTAAGGGGCTCTCTTCGTTAAGTCAATGGTTAGTTTGACTTTTTTGCTGGTGGTTTCTTAGCAGTTTTCTTAGCAGCAGTCTTTTTGGCTGGCGCTTTTTTAGCTACAGAAGTTGAGATTTCTGCTTTAGTCTTAGAGACTAACTTAGCCTTCTGGGCTTTTTCAATCGTCTCTCGTTGTTTGATTAACCAAGGACGAAGCACCTTATGAATTTGGACAATTCGCTTAGGTCCAGGGCAGGACTTAGGAGTAATTAACCACTGAGTGAATTGACTGTGGTATCCAACACCTTCACCATTCCAGGCACGGGCTAAATGAAGAGGAATACCGGCCTCACGGTGAAGCCAAAGAATTAAATTCTTAAGAGATGCAAGTTGCTTCTTGGACCATTTTCCGTTACCAAGGCCCTCGGTTTCAATGGAGACCGCGAAATCGTTAGCAGCAACATTAGCGTCCGCTTGGACATAAATAGAACGGTACTGCTCAATGGCTCCATTCTTTTTTACAAGAAAGTGCGCCTCGACGTGAGTCGTGTCTTGTAAACTTAAGAACCAGTTGAATAGACCGTTAGGAGTTTTTGATCCTGCAACGTGGAGAATTACCATCCGCGGTTTGATAGGCGGATCACTAGACTCGATTGGTAGTAATTCTACCTTGGCTGCTTTGGGATAAATTCCGTGTTTAACTGTAGTCATTTAGCTAACTTCTCCATCGGAATCAGAGTCAGAACTATTAGCGCTTTTGGACGGTACAAGGAGGCCGACCATCGCCGTCAGGCCGCCCACGGCCACCGTTGGCAGCGTCTCGGGCACGCCACGGTCGAAGGCTGAGAGCCCAATAATTCCTGCCAGCGCAAGTAAAACCATCGCACCGACTAAGAGTAAAACAATCTTTAAGTGTCCCATCTTTTCCCTACTTACTGATTATCGTTACTGCGGATAAAACAACCATACACACAGGACTGGCTACAGCAGCGAAGATAGCGATTTTGAACTGATTACCGTAGTCTTCTTTTCGTGTTTTATACTTCTCAAATTCACGCTCCATTTCCGCGTGTCGTTCTTTTAAATTATTCATCTCGTCTAAGACTGGTTGTAAGACAAGATTAAGAGTCTCTTTGGTAGGGTAATTGAGGATGATGGTATCTAGCTTAGTTAGTACACTCTGGATAGATTGTTCTAATTGCGTAAGACGCCAGTCAGCCAATGGTGTGGGGCGGATAGACTCATCAACCATTACTAAGTGCTTCCTGTAGCCGTTTCCATTGATTCTGTAAAGCCTTGTTGTACCGTGAGGTCTGATTATTGATACTTTGCTGGTAGGTATCCGCCCCTTGCTGTTGTAAATTAGCTAATTGAGATAATACGTCGTTAGCTTGGGAAGCATAATCATACTCAGGAAGAACATTAGGAAGCCCCGTAGAACTAGTAGAGTTTTGAATCTCCTGTAGCCAACGTTGCATTGCTTGTTGGGAAAGTGTCTTTCCGGTAACGTCAGGAAGACTTCCCTGCATAATCATAGAATCCGCAGCCATTACTCCAACACTCCCCAACCAGACAAATCAATCGGAACACTAAAGTGCATATAATCTTTTTTGGTGTGCCAGTCCCCGCCCCACACCAAACCATACTTGTTAGCTAAATCGCCTACCGATGAAGGAAGTGTATGTCCAACATTTCCACTTGTATCGTGAGTATAGGGATTTTTGCTAGCGTCAATATCAATAGCAAGACCGAAACTGTGGAGGCTTGGCGCGCTACTTTCAATCATTGAACGATCAGAGTAACTTCCAATAGAACTAGGAGTGTAACCTGCCTTCTTAAGCGCAGTAAGGAAGCCCAAAACGTTTGGGGCTACAGAAGCGTTAAGAGTTAGACTGAATCCGTTCCATTTGTAGGTCTGTAACCCCGCGTTGAAGTTGAAGTTCTTATCCGCGGCAAGATTGTTACCTAAACCTGAGGCTAGGGTAGCCGTGTAATTACCAGGGCTGCTGTCACCCGAACCTTGGCCGTTAACCGCAGGAATAATCGGATTGTAGGTACTCTGAGCCTTGTCAATTTGGTTAATTTTCTTCGTAGTTTGGTTACGAAGTTGCCTAATGCTTTGATTAACTGCTTGGCTATTTTGTGTGATAACGTTTTGCTGCTTTTGGTTGGCGGCCTGCTGCTGAGCAAGCTGCTTTTGTGCGTTTTGTAACGCTTGCTGGCTAAGAGTATTTTGAATGCCAACAGCCTGATTCGCGGCCGCGTTAGCATCAAAGTTTTGTACGTTCTGTCGAGTTTGTTCCCACTGGTCAGCAGCGTTTGTCTCGTACTGCTGGGGATTGGTACTAAGTACAGAAGGCGTGAAGTTAGAAGCGTCGGGGTTTTGTAACTGTTGGCGTTGCAGTACCTTTTGTAAATTTTGAGTAGAAGCCTGCGTTCCTTGGTGAACTTTATCAAGTAACGCTTGAAGAACTTCGGGTGACATTGCAGTCATTAGTTCTTCCTCTTCTCTTCAAATTCAGCAGACTTGGTGTAGCGACCAGTACCTGTAATTCCAGCACCAAGAATTGCATTGAGAATTGCTTCGGTACGTGAATTCTCTGTGCCTTCTTGAGTGTGCTTGGTAGCACCAGTAAGCTTTGGAACGTTGGAAAGGTAGGGAGTATTAGTAAGGAGGTAGTTAGCAAAACTAAGAGGTTGTCCACCTTCTTGGTTATAAATACCTTGACCAGTCGGTTTATATCCTGTAGCCAATTCGGCAGGAATCGTGAAGAAAGGAGTTAAGTCGTTGTAGAGTCCTTCACGAATTTGACCAGGTGAGGCATTTTTGCCTAATAGGTCAGAAATAAGACCGATCGGGAAGGCACCCTGAGAGGGATCAATAATTGTGTAACCCTGTTCTTGTCCACCCATTCCAATACTGTTTTGTCCTAATTTACCGAACCAACGAGCAAAAGGATTATCCGATTGGGCTTCGCCAACAGGGCCAATTCCTGTAGCTTCCATCCAATCAGGAAATAATTGATCTTGCGGGAATTGATCAGTAGGTCCAGGTGATTGAATTCCTACCGCTTGCTGGACAGCGTAAGTAGCCTTAGGGTAGGCAGTAATCTTAGCAGGCTTAAGAACCATTGACTCAAGTACAAGAGGAATAGCCTTACGCGACCAAGAATAGAATGGCATGATGTTGCGCATGTACTGCTGTTCGAACTTGGTTAAGTCTGTACCATCAGGGTGGAACTTACGAATTTCTTCGGTTCCACCAGAGAAAGCCTGCTTAAGTAGTTCAGCCCTGGCTACAGGATCAGTTTCTTTAGCAAGTTTTTTCAGAGCAACAACGTTTCCGCGCTTCTCAAGATATCCAATAGCATGAGCCATTCGAACGTAGTGTTCGCGATACTCAGAAACTTTGGCAAAAGTATCGTGAACCTTACCGCCAAACGGATTGAAAAGTCGAGATTTACGACCTACCGAGTCACCTGCGTCAAGAAGGTCTTCAACTTGGAAAGCACGAATTAGAAGGCCGTTGTCATGAAGAAGTTCGTACATTTCTGCAGAAGTAATTCCTGCACCATACTTGTTCACAATTTTGCGGAACGGCTTAGTGGCTACAGAAGCTTTGTCTTCGGTGCCAAGAATCGCATGAAGTTCACGACTCATTGTGTCGCCGATTACATCTTCGTAGTAACGACCCGCGTCTTGAAGAACTCGACCCGCGCGATTGAAGATAGAAACATCGTTGTACCCAGCCGCCCACGTATTCCAAGTGTCCCCAATTAAGTTACGAATGTGGTGAGAAGGGTAGTAAATAGTAACGGCAGTTTTCCACTTGCGAAGCGCGGTGGTAAGAAAAGCCGTCATGGGACTGCCGGGACGCCACCCTCCACGGTGAAAATCGTAGAGAAGACGTTGGAATTGTTTGGCAGCCTCGGGATGGAAACGAACGTCAGGATGCACGCGAAAATTAACAAACCGTGAAGTGTGAACGTTAGGATCAAAGCCCGCTTCGCCAACTTTGCGACCTGCGTAACCGACAAAAGAGTCGATTAAGTTGTACTCAGAAAGAGTACGTTGAATTGCAAGGTCTAAGTTGTACAGGAATGAAACAGGGTCTTTGTCAATCGAAGCCAAATCAACGTTTCGCCAAGAATCTTGCCAGTTTTCACCAGTCTTAAATTGCCACTTAGAGCCAATTTCTTTTAAGTGAGTGTTGATGTTCTGAGGGGTAATAATCGAACGCGCGGCTACAGAACGGGCGATGTCTTCCTGTAGCTTAGAGTTGCTACCAAGCATTTCTTCCATGTACTGTTCGAAGAAACGACCAAGTTTAACTTCTCGATCAGAAAGGTTAGTCTCTTGAGTAGCCGCGATTTCAAGAACAGTCCGCTTATCTCCCATTTTAGAAAATGGTTGAACAGCAAGACGCCAGGCTGAAACAATTTCGTCGTTAGTGTATTCTTTGAGAATACGAGAAAGTTGAGCAGAACGAGCAGCGGCCCACTGACGATTAAGCGTAACTTCTGTGCGCTCCATAGATTTCATGAAGCCGCGTCCCCACCAAGTTGTGAGATTAAGACCCCACCACTGCTCTACGGTGTTAGCAATTTTAGCAGCATTAAGGAGTTTATCCCCAGTAAGTCCAAAAGTCTTATTGAGGGACTTAGCAACTTTCCACCTGAGCAGCGCAGCCTCAAGAGCTTCCTTAGAGTAGCCCTTACCGGATACTTCTAAACTGCGAAGACCTGTAGCCAGATGCTTGGCAATTAAACCGCCCAGAGCGTCTACTAGTTCCTGGGGTTCAATATCTTCTGTAGCCGGATAGTACTCAGCAATAATTTCTTTAAGACTGTTTTGCTCTTTCTTAGTAAGGGTGCCAACTAAGCCTGCTTCAAGTTTAACCTGCTCAGCCTTTTGAGAAAGCCACTGGCCTAATTGATAAGGAGTGAGTAGATTCTCCATTTCGGGATATTTACTAAGGATCTGTTGAAACATACGTCCACCAAGAATTCCGTACTGCGCTTGATTCTTGGCTACAGTAGTATCTACTGCATCCGTTAAAGCCTTAATAGTAGCAGTCTGCTCTTCTGGCTTCACCTTATCCGCAAATTTGATATTTTTAATCGCCAGGTGGCCGTCAGTAGTACTAAAAGACTTAAGTAAGGATTGGATAGTAGTCTTGCCAGAGTAGACAGCAGGGTCTAAATGCTCAATGACGTCAGCAAGATTAAGAGAATTCCCATTCCAATCCGCAAAACGAAAGCCTTCCGCTTCCAACTCGCGCTGTGCAGTACGGAAAGCACTGAGTCCGTCGTCAGGACTAAGATGAGCAACTTTGTCAAAAAGTTTAGCCTGATCTTTGGGAGAAAGAATCTTTTCTTTACTTAGACCTTTTTTGACTTGAAGAGTTGCTTTACGAATTTCTCCTGTAGCGTCCTCAATAGGAGAAGAAGTCTTGAAGCGTGGGGTTAGATCTTCAACAGAACGCCCTGAGGTAGTACCTTCTTTTAAGTACCAATCAGAAAGTTTATTGACTAACGCAGGATCAAAACCTTCGTAAAACGGAAGAGAACCATCACGAAGAGCACGACTATAAGTAAGCGCGTCAAGTTGTGTCTGCCACTCTTCATCACTGAGAAGACCACTTTCGTGATCTGACATAGCCTTACGTACTTGAGTATCAAAATCTTTTTTAGTCGTACGCGTAAGGTTGTACAGATCACGACCTTGCATAAAGTCGTTTTTGAAGATAGGAAGTCCAGCAGTGTCTTCGATTAACTGTCTGGCTACAGAAGCGTTGTGAGGGTCTAAGGTAGCCGCGATTTGATCAAAGGCGTCTAAGTCTTCCTTGAGTTCTTTATTAGCCTGAGTAGGAGTAACGCCTTGACTATAAAGAGTTGCTTTCTTTTGACCAATGTCTCGCGCTTGGCTGAGTAAATTAACCGCAGCAGTTTTTTCCTCTTTAGAGCCACGCAATGCGTAGTTGGCAGCTTCTACCATTTCAGGAGTCTTGGCAAATACTTTCTCAAGCGCGCCAACCCCGGTATAGGTTAGAGGATCGGTAGCAATGTCGATTGCAAAACCTAAGACACCTTTAGCAATTTTCTTGCTGATAGTGTTGTCAGGAAAGTCAAGGTCCTTAAGAATCTTGGCGCCAGAAATTTCTTCTCCACCATTGTTTTTAGTTTTAAAGTTGTAGGTAAAGTGGGAGACTTCCTTTTCCCAAGGAGTTTTAATCGGACCTAAGTCAATGACAGGTTGAGCGTATCCAACAACACCAGCACTCAAGTCCCTAAGAACTTTGCCAGTAACTTTTAACGGAGCGTCGGACTTCTTAACTCCATTAATAATGTCGTCAATGGAGTTCTCAACAGCCTGTCCTCCCGACCAAAGCCAGTCAAAAGCCTTGGAAATTACACCGCGATTGTCCTCATTAGAGTTAGCAGGAGTGATCGAAGTAGGGAGGGTAATTAATTGAGTGCTGTTTAAACTAGGTGCCTTGTACGAGAGCGCGGCTACAGGAGCGGCTACAGAAGTCGACTGTGAGGGTAACTTTGTAACTGCTTGAGTAAATGCACTTAAATCGAACTTAGGTGCTGCTGCCTTTTTAGGAGTAGCCATTACTGACCTAAAACTTGACCTGCTTGGGCGTTGAGAAGTTGTTGAAGTTGGGCAAGGTAAGGAGACGTGTCACCCTTGTTAGCCGCGATAACCTTAATTAAGTCAACGAGGTTGCCAATGTTGTTGTTCAGAATTCCACTAGTAAGTTGGGCTTGGCTAGTAGCACTCTGGTTTTGGTCATTTTGAATCTGCTCGTTAAGTTGTGCCTGTTGAAGTGCTTGAGCAGAAGCGTCTTGCTGCCAACCAATAGCATTAGCCAGAGCGTCCAGGTAGTTCTTACTGTTATTTGTTTGAGACTTAGTAAAGGCGTTAAGAATAGACTGGTTGGCACCAGACTTGGCTTGAGCGCGCTCGCCCTTAAGGTTAGCCACTTGTTGTTGGTTACCAAGAAGGTAGTTCTGAAGGGTGTTAGTTAAATCTGCTTGCTGATTTGTAGAAGATGCGCCAGCAGAAGCAGCAAGGCTGTCTAATAATTGCTCAGCAGAAGCTTGTTGGTTAACTCCTGTAGCCGCAGCAGAATTAAGGAAATTTAGAGCAGAACTTCCATTTTGCGCAGCACTTTCGGCTACAGGGGCATTGCTTTGTTGAATTGCTGCGGCCGCGTCTTCGGGTGCAAGAATTTGTGAAAGAGACGAGTTAGTCGCTCCATTAATTGAGTTAGCTAGACCACTAATTTGACTGCTAGCGTTGTTAGCAATTCCGTTAAGTAAGTCAGTAACGTCTGTAGCGCGGGCTTGCTGTTGTGCCTGAAGACCTTGCATTTGGCTGAGGTAATTTTGGTAGGCGCTAGCGACTCGTGCCTGTGCTTCAGAAGTTTGCTTTTTGGCTAACTTGTTTTGACCACGAACAGAAGAAATTGCCGCAGTGTAAGGAGCAAGAAGACCTTTAAGATTAAAGTTCTTCCTGTAGTCAGAAAAAGTACCATTACTCCCTAACAGACCTTGCGCCTGCATAAGGTATTGACTAATTGCAGAAGAAAGGGGATCAACTTGATTTGCTTCTTCTCCTACGCCAGGACCCGGAGGGTTGCCAACAAAAGGATTTCCTGTAGTGTCCATGTTGACACTGTTTTTGTTGGCAGCCTTAAGCTGCTCACTTGTTTTAAATTTTCCAGGATTTACAAGATAAGGAACTTTAATGTCAGTACCAGGGACAGTAGTAAAACCTACAGTAGGTTCGGGCGACTTCTTCTTGGTAGAATTAAAGCCACCAGTGACAGAAACTACGCCAGATTGCTTGGGCGAAGGAGACTTTTTAGTCATTTCAGGACCTACTTGTAGGAGTAAGAAGTAGAAGGAAGTGAAACGTTAGTACCATATTGTGTGTTGTAGCGAGCCAGTGCGTTACCTAAAGCAGAAGCATAGGCTTGGTCACGCTGGTTGGCTAAGGCAGTTTGTTGAAGAACTTGGTTAGCATCAAAACGTGATTGATCAGACACAAGATCGTTGTTCTGATTAGTATAATCAGTGTTTAAGTTGTCTTGTGCTTTTTGGAAAATTCCACTTCCATACAGACCGCGGCCCGCAAAGTCTTCTACCTGATTGTGTTGTGCTAAACCTTGAGAACGAGCAAGTCGCTGCAAAGCAGTAGCGTAGTCTTGGTCACCTGCTTGAGTAGCAAGATTTAATTGGTTAAGACTATTGTTGTAAGTGTTATTTAAATTACCGTAGTCGTTGAGCCAAATAGGATCAAGAGACTGGTTAAAACTCGGAGGGTTGCTAGTAGTAATAGGCGTGTCCGTAGCAGCACCTGAGTCAGGATTGTTTGCGGCTACAGAAGCCTTACTCGCGTCGATGTTTAATTGGAAAGGAGTAATCTGAACAGGGTTGCCATAAGAGTTAGGATCAACACCTAAGGCATTAAAGTAAGCAATGGCGCGATTACGAGTGTTGGGATTAGTAATAGCCTGAAGCATCGCAGTAGGTGTAGCGCCATTTTGTACACCCGTTGATAAAAGAGTTTCAAGATTACTATTTGCGTACCTAGCCATTAGACTTTCCTAAATTCTTTAAACGACGTACCAGGGCCTCACGTCGTGCAGCAGCCTGTCGATCCCGCTGCCTGTAGCCTAGCATGTCTACCGGGCCCATAGTGGGATTGGATCGGCCACTACCATAAACTTTATTGCCCGCAGAGTAGGCATTAAAGGTACCTTTAGTTGACCTTTGCGGGAACAAGTTCCTTCACTCCTAAAGTAGTATTGAGATTGAATAAACGGAAGGAAGTGAGTGCTTTAAGTGAATCGTACGTGGGGGCCTGCATTTTAACCGTAAAGACAACATTTCTAAATCGGAATGAGGTTGGGAATTTGACAAAAGAACGATCATTTGTGTCTCCAACCTTAGTGGTTGTGTCATTAATTAGTGCCTCTCCATCGGCAGCTAAATAGGCTTGTCCCACAACCTGACCTAAGAAATTTATATCCGCGCCCCACCAAGTAAGGCGCTTGTAGTTAGCAGCATTATTGAAGTTATACTCTTTTGTAGAAATAGAACAAACAATCGCTGCATAGTAAGTATCTAATAAGGCGTCTGCGTTGCTGTATTTAGCAAAGGAGTCATACGGAACAGCAGCATCAATATCAATAGTAGCAACTACGCCGTAGTCTTCAATTCCCGGAGTGGAGACTACATAGATGCTGTCTGAAAGATGAACCGCTTGGCCATAGGGAAGTCCATTGTTGATTAAGCCTGAGTTAATATCCTCGGGTAACCAGGCTGTCCAAGTACCTGTTTCCAAATTTAAAACTAGTGCAACAAAACCATGTACAGCGTCACTACAAATTAAAAAGTGGTCGATTAAACATAAGCAGTAACTAGCCAGATCAATACTACCTTTAAGGATACTGATCTGGTCGCCAATAGGGCTAAACGTGAAGTTAGAAAAAGAATAGAAAGATTTGCGATGAACCAGGAAAAGAGAGTTTTCATATGCAACTACGCGATTAAGGTCCCCAACTCCAATAGCAGAGTTGATTAATTTAAGAATTCCATCTTCTAGGGCGGAATCGAAAGCAAAGTAATAAGTAGAATCCGTCTTAAGAAGCAGTAAGTTGTCATTGTAGACAACGATATCAATTAATTGTTGACCATCACCTTGACCAACGGGTAAAAAGTTTTCCGCATTCCATAATCCTCCTCCTGATAAATCGGTAGTACCTACAGGGATAGGATCAGTAAACCATAATTGATAGCGAGTAGGATCAGTAGTAAAATGATCTGGAACAACCCAAAGACGAGTTTTATGAACTACTGCATTTCCACCACGACGTTGCTCTGATTGAGTAGTCCAATCAGTTCCGTCCCAATAGCCACCGTCTGTACCTGAATCAGAAGTTGCAAAAACATAGACAACACTCTGGTATTGAATAGCACAGGTAGACTTAACACCTGAAACAATCTCAGTAACTACTTTAGTAGAAATGTTAAGTGCATAAACAGCCCAAGTATCTAATGCGTCATTAGAAGCGCACAGAATTGCGTAGTTGTCTGTGGAGGTAGAATACTTACCAATTACTTTTACACGAGGTAAAGTAATTTTCTGTAAACCAAGCAAATTGATGCCAGGACGTTGAGTGTAACTTCCATCAGTTTCCATGAAGAAGTTGTTGCACTGACTTAGTTCTTGATCTGCAATGGAACTAGCGTCAGCAGCATTGTTAAGACCCCCTGTAAAGGGACCTAGGGTTACTGACTGCGGGCGTCCCATTAGTATTCGCTTTCCTGAATTACTGGGTACGAAGAGCGATCGAACCAAGCTTCGTTTTGGATATAACGCTCAATCTGTTGATTGATTTGACTGAACTTCATTTGATACATTTCAAGATTCTCATCCATCTCATAAGCCTTCATGAGACAGAAGTCGAGAACCGTATTGTGGTAATATTGAGGAATCTCTAAGTCGTCAGCAAGAGAGGTAATAGTTTGGGGATAACGAGTGTAGATTAGTTTAAAGTAGTCATTGACTGAGGCTACAGGAGCCGGAAATACTTCAACGTATCCACTGTTCTCTCCACGAGAAAACACAATCGGGTAGTCCGAATAATTAGGGTGTGCTTTAAAACGTTTTTCAAAGTCTCGTGGACTAACATTTGAAAGAACTTTGTATTCCCCAAATAAGTCGAACGAAAGAACTACCAGGTTGAGAAAATTTGTAGGTAATTTATAGGAAGACTGCCCGGCTACAGAAGCAAACGTCGTAGTGGTACGGAGAAGATCATCGTGCTGTGTAGCGATTTCTCGTTGCGCGTCATTAATCCAAGAAATAATGTCATTCTGGCCTAACTGCACACCAGCGAGGTCACCAAAGATCTTCTTGGTACGGTTGAAAACGTCGTTTGCGTTCACTTTTTTACCTAACGGACTGGACGGCTAACGGACTGGCCGAAGTTGGTCGTCCACTTTTCGATTTTTACCTAGTTGCAGGTAGCTCTTGTTATTTGCTGCTACAAAGGCAACAAAGTCTTTCTTTTCCTCTGCTAAGTCCATCTGACGCTTCATTTCAAGTGCACGAACGGCCGCGTTGTGAGCGTCTAAACGTTTTAAGACGTCTCCGTGCTTACTGTCTCCGTCAAAAAGACGAGCAAGAATAGATTCAGGACTATCTAATTCACCAGCAAAAAGAACTGCGGAATTAGTAAAGGTGTCCCAAACAACATAAGGTTTTTGCGTTTCAGAAGTTCGTTGGTCGTAAGGAATCCAACGAAGTTCGAACTGCGGATCGTAGTCTTGAATTACGCGGGCAAGTCGTTCGAAGCGCTCTGAAACGAATCTACCATCATCGGCTGGAATTAATGGATCAATTGTATTGAACACTACTCTGCTGCTTCCTCAGTAGGCTCAGGTGCAGTGTACTCGCCTGAGTCAAAGTCATAAGTATAACCAATAGCTACAGGAGAGCCCATAGGAAGAACTTTTACAGTCCTAGAAGAATCAGGATAAACAAAAGTAGTGTTCATTTCGGCATCAGCGTCAACGACAATTACGTTTTCCACTAAGCCCTCCGAGTTGATAACAGCAGCACTTGCAGCAGTCATTTTTATTCCTTAATTGTAGTAAAAGGTAAATTTAGCTACACCAGGAGTTCCGGCACCAGAAGTAGCACTAAAACTAATAGATTTAGTGCCTGCTGCCCCTCCACCAGAACCAAATCCACTACCCTGAGAAGCAACTACAGAAGCAGTTGAAGAAGCAGCACCTAATCCACCTGTACCCCAGAATCCTGTCTTAACTCCACTTCTTTGAGAGGCATCTGTGAAAATACCTTCTCCAGGTGCTCCTTGAAAACCTACAGATCTTGGATTAGTGGCAGAATTAGCTAATGATCCGTAAGGGCTACGTGTTGAAGAACTTGCGTACAAATTAGAGGTAGAACCTCCACCATCTGGATCAGTTTCAAAAGGATATCTGTATCCTACTCCGGCTCCGTCTGCTCCTACGGTAACACCAAATAAAGTAGTAGCACCACTAGCTATTCCTACAGAACAAGAGCCCCAAGAAGTAGTTCCGCCAGCGTTTCCAGTGAGCGTGGCACTTTGAGCTGGACCAACTGCTGCGCCTCCTGCTCCAATTACAACTGCTTGTTGACTATACAATTCGATTGGAAGTTCAATGCAAGCATAGGGTCCGCTAGTACCACCTGAAACACTAAGGGAGCTGTTAGTGGAATTAGCATTACCAGAACCTCCACCTGCTACTAATTCAATTTTAACTCGCTTTGCGCCAGCAGTGGCAGCAGGAGAAGTTCCTGAAATTGTCATTGTAGTAACATCAGGAGTTTTGGTGGAAACAGAGGCAGCCGCGTCAAGGACGTCTGTCTTAGTCGCTAAACTAGACAGGTCTACAGGAACAGGAGGATATTTTACGAGTCCCATTAGGTGATCTTCTTACCGTTGATGTGAACTGCTAAACAGTTAGCGTTAGAACCTTGAACGTTAACTTTCTTTCCTGTAGCTAGAACTTCATAGCCAGTCCAAGAAAGAACGTCGCCAGGAGACATTGCTGTCCCCGCAATTAGTTCAATTCCATCCAACTTGATAGTAATAGTTGAAGCAGTAGTTTTACAGGTAACCGTGATAGACGAGATAACCGCTGTAGTGTTTGCCTCTACAGTGTATTCGTCAGCAGCTACTGTAGGAGCATAGCCTCTAAAAAAATTAGCCTCTGTAAACGTAGGCATTTTAGAATCCCATCGACATTAACATTTCGATTTGTAAGTTGTTCATCAAACTACCTACAAGTGTGCTTACAGAGTTAGCAGCGTTCGTGGCCGCGTCTGTGGCAGTAGTCGCGCTATTAGCGGCATTGGTTGCACTATTGGTGGCGCTAGTTGCTGCGTTAGAAGCAGTAGTAGCGTCCGCAGAAATTTGATCAATAGTTGTATTTGCTGCATTTGAAATTGCTTGAATGTTTTTCAATAGCGTAATGTAATCTACGCCTGCTAGGACGGCTACAGTAGGTTCTCCGTCAGGAACTAGATTAAGGTCGAGTTCGTCTGTTCCCACGAAAACTTGGAAGTACTTAACAACAGTGATAGTTCGGTCTCCCCCGAAATCTACAATTGCTTTAAATACTCCACTGAATGCAGTTACTGTAGCACCAGAAGAATCTACAAATCCTTCTTGGTCACAGTGAGGAAAATCGAAAGTAACAGTACCTTCGTTGTCTGTAAGGTTGCTATCAATTAAGTAAAGTTCATCACCTGTAGCGGTCCAAACTAAATTTCGATCAAGAGAAACTGTAGCAGTAATTGACGCAACCGTTCCAAGAACGTCAAGACTACCGCCAAAGGAAACTTCAGCGGTTGTAATTCCTTCAGGTAGCGCCATTACTTTGCTCCGTTCTTGAACGCTAACCTTAAGAAAGGGCTACAGGGGCCAGAAGCCTAGATTCCCCTGTAGCCCAATCTTAAAATTAACCTTCGATGAGGTCCTTTAAGCGAGCGTGAGCGTTACGTCGGTGTGTACCAAGTTCCATGTAACGGAACATAGTTGCCGAGTAAGCGTCATACTTACCAGTCGAGTCAGAAACTCGCTCCCACCGCGAACCGTCACGATCCATGAAGGCCCAGTCGTCCTCTGCGTAAATCTTGATTTCCTTCTCGTTGAGGAAAACAATCTCATTACTGGGAGAGTCAACGTCGTCAACCATCGGAATTTCCGTACCATTGTACGTAAACCCAAGAGCCTTAAAACCACCCTCAAAATCAAGAGTATTAGTAATACGACGTTGCTGTGAAAGAAGATTGAAGTAAGCACGACGAACACCAAGACCCATAAAGGCCGCTGTCGGCGTGCCACCACCCTTCTTACGAAGTTGGTCACAGATATCAATTGCAAGACCCTCAGTAAACGCACGAAGCGTTCCACCGTTGTCGTCAACAATTGATTTCCAGACCGGAACAGTACTCGGATCAACTCCGTAAAGTTCGCCCTCGTCCTGAACAATGGCTCCTAAACCAGTAATTTCGTTATTGAGGTTACCAGTACGAACTAAGTAGTCACCAGAAGCGGACGAAGTACCCGCCGCAGTAGTGAACGTAACCGTAGTAGTAGTACCATCCGACGAAAGACCAGTAATAGTTTTACCAGAAGCCCGAAGAGTATCAGTGTTATCATAAATATCGATAACCATATCCTCTTCAAGATACGTAGCCTGAGCGTCACTACACTTAAAAGTAGTAGTAGAACCGGCAGCGTTAGCAACCGCAAGAGTACCCGAACCGTCACCATAAACTTGGCGAGCAAGGTCCTTGCGAAGGTACTCTTTCAGACCAGTAACTTCTTGGTCAAGAGCAGAAGCAAAAGCCTGGAAGTTTTTCTCAGCAAGAGCAAAAGTCTGACCAGTAAGTTGGATAGAACCATAAAGGTTCATAAGAGGAATGTAAGCAGACTCGTAACTTTGCTTGCCCGGAACAGGAAGAGCCTGTCCTTCAGCACGCGCACCAAGACCTTGGTTGCGCTTAGTACGAATTGGGAATCGAACGTAACTACCGCCAACTTCAGAAGTAACACCTTCCGAAGAAGTTTCGATTCGCTTAAGACCAGTAACTTCAGTTTGAAGTTGATCGTGGACCGTGCCTTCATAAATCTCTTTAAGGAGATTAGAGACAGTGGTCATAGTAGCGCCAGCCACTTTGAACTCCTAAAATCTAAAAGGTTTTTATAAGTTAACTTTGCTGAGCCGTAGCCTGTAATTGCGCTGCAATTGCGGCACGACGCTCCGCAGGAGTAGCAGTCTTGGGATCAAACTGGCTACTCGGAGCAATTCCGCCTCCACCTAAAACTTGTGGAGCAGCGACTCGTTGTTGCTGGGTCTTAACTTCATTAACAAAGTTAAAGTACTGCTCAACATAAGGCTTAAGCGACGTGACATTCTTTCCAGCATTAACATCTTGAAGAGCCTTGGTAATTACCCAACCCTCATCAAATTGACCTTGGGCCTTGAATTCCTCTTTGAGGCTGGTAATTTCATCAACTACTTTTTGATCTTCGGCCTGCTGTGCCTTTTGCTGCTGTTCAGAAAGAAGTGCCTGAGCCATTGTGTTAACAATGGTTTCAATTTCCTTAAATTTAGGATGATTAAGGAAATCACTCGGAATCTCTGCGCTACCATCCCCAGGTTCCTGCCCCGACGGTTCTTCGGCTACAGGAGGTAATAAACCATTGTCAGTCACGTACTGCTGTAAACTCTGGAAAACTTTAACAGGGTCTTGCTCTAAAGCTTGCTGTAAAGTAATTGCCTGTTGAATTTGTTCAGGTTGCAGTCCCGCGTCCTTGAAAGGCTTAAACGGTTCCCACTGAGTTTGGACCTCTTGGATTTTACGAGAAAAATTAGAATCCCAATTTTTAAAATGCGGTGTAACTTGACTGTGAAGTTGCTGCGGGATGATTTGCATAACTTCATCCCAAGCACTCGACAAAGCTTTATCTGCCCCACTATCTCCATCAGCAGGAGAACCAATTGGATTTTCCTGTGCAATTGGAGTTTCGGCTACAGAAGTTGTAGGTGCTTCGGGCTCGGGTGCAGTGCCACTTGGAACAGACATTTTACTACTTTCTTACTATTGGCTTCTTATATTTTTACCTTCCGGCAACCTTATTTAAAGGAGTCCGGCTGGGTAAGAGTGCGGGCCGCAAAAACCTTATCGTTAAGAGTCATTTTGTTGACGTCGTAACCGTTCGCGGTAAGGAAGGTGTCTAAATTACCAATGGAGTCGTAAGGACGACTAGCAACTAACACTGCTTTGTCCCCTGCGGCAGTTGAAGCTTTTGCGGCCGGACTAAACGTGAGAGTTGCCGAACCAGAGGTTTGGGCAAAAGAAACTGCTTGGAAAACAGTGTCTTCTTTAAAAGCGCTGGCAGAAGTTTGCAAAGCAAACGACTCACCTGAGCGTAGGACGTTAGTTCCGTCCGTTAGATCAGGTGCGCCACCAACGATAGTAGTAGTTGAACCTGCGCCCGTTGCGACAAAAACAGTAGGACCAAGAGGCTCAACACTACCAGACTGGGCATCGTCTTTAACTCGATGCTTATCTAAGAAATTTAACTCCGGCGGAGTAAGTTGATTTCCCATTACTTATTAACCATTAACTTTCAATTGACGGCATACCGCTAAATTGATTAGGTTGCGTTCCTCCGCTATCCTGCGCCCCGCCAGGCGGCGGGCTCCCAGGGCCAGAGCCGTTACCAGCCATGCTAGCGGATTGCATGGCAGCCTGTTGCATTTGTTCTTGCTGCATTGCTTGTTGATGTGCATTAACGTGATCATCAAAAAGTTTTTTGGCTACAGGAGATAATGCATCAAAGGCTTGAGACTTGCGATAACGATTGTGACGCTCAATGTGCATAGCATTATTGTCCCAATTATTTACAGGAACAATAAGAGGTGGTTGAAGAACAACTCCGTTGGCAACAATATTGCCTTGTTGGTCAATTTGAATTTCACCAGTTTGCAACGCTTGAGCAAAACCAGGCTGTTGGGCAAGTTGTTGCTTTTGAGCAAGATTCCATTGCTGAATTTGTTCATCAGTAACTTGAGCCATGCGCAAGTTTTCACGTTGTGCTTGACGAACGTCAATTTGAATTTGATCGTAAAGTTTTTCTGCCCCACCAATCTCAAGAAGTTCAAGGCCGCGCTGCGGATCAATAAACCCAAATTTCATTAAGTCCATAATGAATGCTTGCTTGGCGGCCTTAGAAACAGGCATTGCCGAGCCGGCCTCAGTACGAACGTCAGTGTTATCCCTAAGGTCTGCACCTTGGAACATCTGAACGTCAAAGGTACCGTCTACACCAGTAATTTTAATCTGGTGGTCTACGTCCCAATACTGCTTAACGTAGAACAGAGTCTGACGAGCAATTTTAGCAGTTGCTTCCTCGATAGAAGTGAAGGTATAAGTTAACTTACCCTCGTCTTGCTCCTGAAGAAAACTAATTGCTGTAGCCGCAGTAACTCCCGGCGGAGTTTGTCCCTTGGTAACTTCATGCTGGCCGGAAATATCGTTCATATCACTTTCGATACGATCGAGTTCTTGCAGCACGTAAGAAGGAATTCCTTGAAGAGGAATAGGAGTAGGTGCCTTGAAACCAGGACGATAGAAAATAATCTGTCCAGGTTCAGAAGTTACCTTCGTATGATCGATAGAACCTAATTCCGCAGCAAGTTGCGGCTTAGACATTTTGTTCTTGGATTCAATAATTTGACCACGAGTACGGTTGAATTCTCGTTGTAAAGGAATTAAGTCAGTAATTACTGAATCCGCATAGAACTTACCAGTCTCAATATGACGAATGTGAGCAAAAGGGAATTCTCCGTGCTCGTAAGGTAATTGAGGCCAGAAATTAATTAGTTGATCGCCAACAATGGTAACTAATCCACCACCAGGTAGCATTGAATTTACGCCAGGCTTAACCCAAGCTTCAACAACAAGAGTCTGGTTCTTTTTGGACTGAACCGTATCCATCACAGAATTATAGGCTTCATCAATCTCGCCTAGTTTATCCGTGGTTTTGCGAATAGATTCAGCAGTTTGTTGCTGTGCTTGTTGGTACAAAGAAGCGATTTGTTCCTTATTTCTCATCGAGGCGTGGAGAACAAAAGGCTGACACTCAAGTTCAACTTCAGTTAAGTCAGGAACAAAAATGTGGAAAGGAGGAACTGTCTGATAATCAATGTCACCTTGGAGTTGATTTAATTGATCGACTTTCGCATCGTTCCAGAACGACTTGATAAAACCATTGCCAGTAGTTGAAGTCCAAAAGATTGCTCGACGAAAGATTGCATCTAACTTGTGAGAATCTTGGATAGAACTCCAAATTTGTTCAGCCGCCTGCGCAGCGAACAAGTCATCGTCATTAGATGAAGAAGGAACCACGTAAGTGTCTGGTCGTTGGCTAGAAAGTTTAGCCATTTCAGTTCGCATCAAGGGACGAACTTTATTGATAACCGGACGTGAGCGATAGTAAGGAGCAGGAGGCGTGACTAACTTGAAATGACTAGCAGCGCCTTTAGTTTCAATTGCTTGAACGTTTTGCTTGCCAAAGTAGAAAGCAAGATTAAGGTACCACTGTTTTTCTGATTGCCAACGATCGCTCTTAGCTTTAGTGAAACTATTCTTCACCCAGTCAGTTAGACGTTGCTTATCCTTATCAGAAAGACTATCAGCCTGATTATTCGTAGCAACATTACTTACTGGAATCGGTAAGTTCAGTCCATCCTTCGACACCGAGTTCAGCAAATGTGTCAGCGAGCTCTTGATCGGCTGCTGTTCCATATTCATGCTGCTCATAATCTGGTTCACCAGTTCCACTTAATCTGGATAATTCAGCCACGTCGTTACGTGGTAAATTTTCAGGAAATTCTAAATCTAAGTTGGCTAAACTTGCGTACGTTTTAAAATCAGAACTTTGAAGACGGTTCAGAAGGTCCTTCGACTTTTCCTGTTCCGCTTCCAGTAAGGTCAAGAGTTGATTGTAATTCTGTGTCATTAGGCTTTTCATCTGTCGATTCCACAGTAAGAACAGAAGACAGATCGTCAGTAACAACAGGAGTACGGTGCTTAATAAGAAAATCGCTAAGTTGACGGATAGCATTTTCTTCTTCCTCAGTTAGTAAAAATGAATTTGCTTGAGACTCAAGTTCCTCGGCTACAGGAGTTTCGGCTACAGAAGGTTCCTCGATTAGTCCAACCGCGCGACCAACTGCTTTTGCACATTCGAAGCAAAGATATAGAGCACCTTCAAAATCTAAGGAAACTCCTAAATCAAGAGCAAGTTCCTTACCAGTAAAAGGGAATCCACAAGTGATACATTTATGAGGAAGAACAGTATTCTGCACTAACACAAATAAGGCTACAGCCTGATTAGTGTTCTTGCGATTATTTTTTAGGGTGGCTTCTTTTGGCATGACTAGTTACTTGGCTTTCTTGACCTTCGTTGCAGTCTCAGCCTTGGCAGACGACGAAGCTTTCTTGGCTACAGAAACGTTCTTATTGGACTGAGTCTTATTTGACTTACTGGTCGACGTGCTAGTTTTAGCTGCTCCGCGCTTGTGAGGTTTAATTCCAGCGGCCTCTTCACGTGCAGCATGGAAGCCTGCAATTTGTGCAGCCTGAACGTCGTCTAAATTCGGAATGTGAGCGTTAGGATTCTCAACCTTTTTACGCATTAGTATTCTCCAATGAACTCATCGAATGCCACGTTCTTCGATCGCGGCCTGCTTAAATTAGTGTCAAATTTTGTACTAATTGGTGCGGCAGACACTACTCGGGCACCGAGTTGAGCGTCGGCTTGCGCCTGCAATGACAGGATAGCCTGCTTCATTCGGGC